GCCTACCCATTTAAAACTCTTCTCACGCCCACGCTCCTTGTAACCCACCAGGACTTTGTTGTCGTCGTAGTAGGGGAACCGAACGGCATTGCCGGGGTCGATGCGGACGTTGAATTTCCTACAGGTCTCTTCAAAGAGCTTGCGGTTCTTAATTGGCCCAAATTCGCCTTCGTATTTCACGGTGCGGTGCGGCTTGTTAGAAGGAAGGGCCTGCCCATCCCCACGTTGGTAGTACCCACAGGCAAAGCAGTAGGCACCACCATCCGTGTATCGCGCTAGAGCGTCAGAGGATGGGCAGTTAGGACAGGGCTCATGCCGTATAAACTCCGCCCCCTCAGAGGAGGAAGTCATCGGCAATCTCGATGTAATCGCGCATCACATCAATGATGTGGGCGAAGGGATAGCCCTCCAGCTCAAACTGCTCAACCAGAGCATCGATGCGCTGAAACAAAAGGTCTTTGCTGTTGTCTTCAGTCATTGACAAGCTCCTTGACAATGGCGTTCAGTTCAATCGCGAAATCTTCGTAGCGGCAGGCGGCTGCGTCGTGGTAGTTGATCCAGCTGGTGAGAGCACTGATCAACCCTGCAAGCACATTGGCCTTGTTGCCGTCATCATCACCAACGTCGGCGAGGACATCGGAGAACTGCTCGTCGTAGTACTCAACCGAGCCGTACTCAGGAGCTTTGGTGCTGGGGGTGTAAGAGGAGGTCATGAAAGCCAGGTGGGTGGAATGTCGGGAAAAATGCACCATGGGAATCCGTGTCGATCACACCAATCCCCATACGTGCTTTTGCTTGATTTAGTAAGCGTGTTATTACGCTGGAATATGAAACGTATATCTAAGTGCGGATGTTGAGCCTTGACAGCCAGCATCTTCCTCCGATCAGAGGGCTTAAAGAATCCCTTGCATTCGAGAATGATGTCGTTCTTGAGGAAGAAATCTGGCGTGTACTTTGACTCGGTTACATACGCGAACTTCTGTGCCTCATAGAGGTAGGGCACATTTGACTTATCGAAGTATTTAGAAACACGCTCCTCCAGGCCGGAGCGCAAATTCACTAGAAGTCGTAGTCGCCGTTATCAGGTTCAGTGGCGGCCTCGGGCACCCGCACCTGTGGTGCACTTGCCTTGTAGCCATCGATGGCGGGTGCCGATGCGAACAGAGCTGCCACGTCATCGCCCTCCAATGCCCCGGAGTCCAGGACGTTATTGGTATTGAGCTCAATCACCTGCACACCCAGCACCACGAGCTTTGTGCCGAGTGCTGGTTTGGTGTAGGGGCTCTGCTGAACGATGATCCGCACCTTGGTCCCTTTGCGGATCGAGGCCAGGACATCCTTCTCAAGAGGAGTCCCCTCCGTGTCGACAAAGACCACGGCAGCACGCCCGGTCTCGCCGAGATAGGAGTACTTGACCAGCCCCTCCTCATCCCAGGAGGGACGGTTGAGGTTCATCCTTGAGGGGTTGGGGACTTTCGTCTTCGCCCATTCCAGGAGCTCCTCGCGATCCTTACTCACCTGTTCAAAGGTTTCTTGAGGAATCTTGAAGCTGAACGTGCAGTTGTTGTACTGACCCCCTGGCTCATCCACACGGATGTAACCAGTGAGCGCAGTGTTGAAGATGTAGCGGTTTGCCATGAAAGTTGCAGTGGTGAATTAGCGGCCTTGGCCCCTGTAGGCCTTACGTCCTTTCTTTGGAAGCGAATTTCTCCCAGTACCCTGGTGCGTTGTCTTGGGCGGGCCTGGTATCCAAGCGAGCTTTTGTACGCTCTTAGTTGTCGTTTTCGTCTTCATAGAAAGGAGACTTGAAACGAGTCGGGTTTGGGTAGAATGTCGGGATATTCATGAGGTCTTCCTCAAGCTGATCAATTGCTTGAAGTAAGTCCTCAGTTGTGTATGTTCCAGGTACGAGGTTTTTCACAGGTCGTACATGCGATGCATGGCAATCCACTCCTCGTACTCTTCTTCTGGCATCTCCGGCATCAGCGGATCGCCAAATGCGAGGAAGTTGCTGTAGCTCTCAGGGTCAAGAGCCTCGATTTCCTCTTGCGTTAGATCCCGTGGGTACATTTTTGGTTTAGTGAGATCGAGAAAAACCCAATAAAAAAGAGGCTTGTTAGCCCCTTTCGCTTCTTGAGTTTGATGAGTGGGATTCGAACTCCTAAGAACCTGAAACTAGCGCGTCTACCAATTCCGCCACATCCGCAGTGGCATCTCGGGCTTCCCCGAGCGGCTCTCAGAACGTAGCAGACCGGCGAAACGGCCCGTTTTCACGGACCGCTAGTCGCGCTAGACCCGGCTCAGAGCGAACTAATCGCGCTCTTGCAGGCCTCATCAGTGGCCTTTACATAACGTAACGATGTCTCCACATCGGCATGCCCCATCAGCTCCATGATCGTGCGGGGGTGGGTGGTCTCCCCCAGCCAGGTGCCGAAGCTGTGGCGCAGGCTGTGCCAGACATAGTCCTCCCCATAGCCGCAGAAGTCGCGAACCTTCTTGAACGCTCGGTAGAGCTGATCTTTGTTGGACCAGTCGTCTTGAAACAAGTACGGCTGCTCTAAACGGTTCTTGACAACGGGATGCAGCAGCTGGTGCAGCGGCACCGCCCGCACATTGCGGCCCTTGGTCTCCCGACCTGGCTTGCCCCCAACCCACACCACGTTGGCGGAGAAGTCGAGGTCTTCTGCTTTGAGCTTGAGCAGCTCGCCCTGGCGCACGCCTGTGTAGGCGCTGAACACCAAGGCATCGGCCAGGTCCTGCCGGTCAAACACATCAACGGCCACAAAGGCCATGCGGGCCACTTGGTCCTTGCTGAAGTAGGTCAGGCGGTGCTGACCCTCCTTGAGCCGGTCCACGCTTGGCCAAATGACATTGTGTTCTTCCGCCTTGAGCGTCCACTTGATGGCGGTCGATCCAACGGAGAGAATCCTGTTGATGGTTGAGTTGGAGCGGCGTTGATCCTGGAGCTCCGAGATGAACTCGTGCCACCAGGCCACCTTTCCCATTCTGCTGAGTGGGAGTGATCGGCCACAGTATTTGGTGATGTGACCGGCATTGATTGCGTTGGTCTTTGCTGAAGGTAGCCGCTTCCACTTGGTTTTCCAGGTGTAGTCAAAGGCTTGTCCCCAGGTGTAGCTGCTCATGCATCATCCCCCGCTGTGATGAAGTCGCGGGCCTGGGCTTCAAATGAAGCGATGCTCATCGACATGTGCTGTTCAATTAAGTTGGCGAATTGCTGGCCTTTGGGTGTAAGGAAGCATCGAAACTTTTTGTAATCAGCAGCGTCTCTTTCCCTCCTCACCAATTTGAGACCTTGTCGGTGCTCCAGTCGGTGATGGCTCCCCAGCCAACTAACGTTGCGGCTAACGGCGGAGGCGGAGAGCTTGGTGAAAGCCACCACCTCCTCCTGCAAACAACCGTCGTGGCTGGCGATATAGAAGAAGCACGACGCCAGCTGCAATGGAAACTCCTTCTCGCCCGTAGAGCGGAGGATCTCCATGATCAGGTAGCAGCGGTAACAGGCCTCCGAGGTCAGCTTCACGAGCTCATCCCAAGCTGATGCAAGGAGATTAGCAAGATCCTCCACGGGTGGAGGCTTATGCAGGGAGTGCATAGGTTTTTCTAACACACAACCCCAACTTTAGTTGCACTAGTGGGATCGTGTCAAGGGAGGGGGTCCTCCAAAGTCCACGTCCCACTGCCAGCACTCCTCCAGGTAGTCCCCAACCTTGGCCAGGGCTCGTGCCTTGTCGTGTTGGTTGCCATCCACGTAGTTGTGGATGCGCTCGACAAGGGTCATGTTTTCATGGTCGGTAAACATGATGCGGCTTGTTAGCTTCGTTTAGTGGGATTAACAGAAGAAGTAAACACTGCTCCTGCAGTGCGTTAAGTCCAGGTCACCAATCACCATGCCGTCTGGCACCTCGGTGTTGAGGATTTCAGCGAGCTTGAGTAATGGTTTGGTTTCGTAGATCTTAACGAACTCATCACGGATCACCTCAGACATGTAGTCCATGTCGGTGGCGGTCGTGAGGATAGAGTCGTGGATCAGCATGAACGGCTGGTCATAGCCAGCAAAGCTGTTGTGGAGCAGGGCAGCATCGGCGCTGTGGATGAAGTTGGGAGCTGTTGCGTGGCAGTGCTTGCTGAGGTCGGCTTCGCCGAAACCATCGCCTACACTGCTGGAAATTACATCTCCCAGCAGCTGAGTGCGGACTTTGACCATGTTCAGCTTTCGCTTATCCTGTCGGACAGGAAAGCCTGATGGCGAGATCCAAATCAGCTCTTCTTTACCACTCAAGATAAACTCACGCACGCTCTCCTTAATCCACTCCATCACAGCGATGGGACCTGGAATCACCTGAGCCAACGCTTGCAGCATCGTTCTGGTGAAGATCGACAACTCCTCAGCGGTGGGCTTGCGGTTGCGCCCGGTCTCTCGTTCGTGATCGAGGATCGCTTTGCGGATGTAACCCCTGTTGGAATGCGGAGTCGCCGCATAACAGACGGTCATGGTGACCCTCTTGGTCAGTGGGCGACCCACCTCAGCAGCCCATTGCGCCAGCTCCGGGTGAGGACCCTTTAGCAGCTCAATGGTCTTGTTCAGCACCGCCCGATAGGCGTCAGCTGGGGCAGGGGTGGGCGAGACGTTGACCATGGCCCCTGACTTTGCATCCAGCGTCATCGCAGCAAGGTGCTGCAGGCCGCTGCATGTTGCATCAGTGGCCACAGGCAGGTTCGTGGTCGCCTTGGTTCCAGCAATCACACAGGCGTGGTACTCCGCACAGGCGGCCAACCCACACCAGGGCTCATCAAACCCCTCGAGCTCCGCCAGATGCGACTCAGGGTCGGTCGCAATGGCCGTGATGAGCTCGTGGTGGGCTTGAGTCCAGGCCACACGCTCCTCAAGGCTGAGCTTGTCCTTTCCAGCTGTGTTGGCCAGGTGGACAGCGAGCCAGAACTGGGCGCGGCTTGTTAGAGGACGCTCCTTGGCAAAGAGGTACAGGCTCTTTTCCATGTCCGTGCCCTGTGGTGACATAAAAGACACCAGTGGGTAGACACGGCCCCGATAGTCAAACGACCACGGGATGTAGAGCACAGGCTCATCCTTGAACATGTCTGCAACAGACAATGTTTCAAGGGTTCTGAAGCGCCTGCCACGCAGTGAGGCGTTGCGGTTCTCCTGATCAACCCTGGCCTTACGCCATTCGAACAGGATGTCCTTGTCCTCAGTCTCGGGTTTAGGCAGTGGTGTCTCGTTGGCTTGCAGCACGAACGTGCCGAGGGTCAATTCCCGTTGCTCGAGATGCTTCATCAACCGGTATGTAACCGGGTTGACTTTGTACCCCACGCATTGAAGGGTGTTGAGCATGTCGAGCGGGGTCTTCCCCAGCGTAAGTGGACACCTTTGCCCTCGAACCAGCGAGAACCCTTGCCGCAGCTCGTTTGTCAGGTATCCGCCCCGTTCGGTCTGGGACCACGGAGCAGGCTCACAAAGCATTGGCCAAGACAGGGGTGCCTGCAGCTCAGCCAGCTGCATGATCAGGCCCTTGAGGCTTGTTAGCTCAGGGCTCATGACCACAAGACGGAGGGCATTCTTCTTGCCCTTCTGGTTGCTCACCTTGATCTCAAACCACTTGACGGTTGAGGCGATGCAGTCCAGCAGAAATGCACCGATTTGGTGACGCTTAGGCTGCGACCACTGATCCCATTTGAAACCACGTCGGTTCATCAGGACCTTGGACAGCCGTTCCTTTTGATGGGTTCCTGTCGTGGCGAGGAAGTACTTCGCCTTGATCAGCTTGAACTCATTGGGGGCCACCTGCTCGTACCACCGGAAGCGGGCCTCCGATTCGATGGCATTGCCGATGCTCACACACACGTTGGTGTACGTGTTGCGATAGCCCCCCTTCTCATCACGCCCACGGGCGATCAGGTCCAAGGCCTTCTTGGCCGCAATGGCAGCCATGACCTCAGGCTCGATGCACTGCAAGACCTCATACAGGTGGGCACCACCCATGTAGGCCTTGCCCTTGGTGAGGCGTTCTTGTTTGGCTTGGATCCTCGCTGCGATGTCGCTGACTTGCTGGTTGACCAGCTTGCGACCCCACAGGGTGCCGGATCCGTATTCGCGTTGTTCGTCGTGAGCTGTCCGCTGGCGCAGCCGTTCAGCCCCACGCTTGGCAGCGAGGGCCTCGAGCTCCCACTGACGGGCCCACGAGCTCAGGTGCTCGTGCTCCATGTCTTTAGTGGGATCCTCTACCAGTCGAAATCAGTGTCTTCCTTCAGTATCCACTGGATACAGTTCGGGTTGTCATGAATTGCTTGAACCATCTCCTGGGCTTGGAGTCTGGCGTGCAATTTGTTGAATGCATAGCAGCAATATTCATATCCATCGCTGCTACGGTCAAGGTATCTGACCGTGTACGGGTGCAAGGTATACATGTCTACGTCGGAGGTGGGTTGGTTCAGAGTCGGTGCAGCAAGGTTCATGGTTGTCCTCCAGGAGCATGATAGATCAGAGCCGTGCCATATAGGCCTTAACCAGATCTTCATCAGAAAGATCCAGCAATCCATGGAATAGCTGTTCCCAGTGCTCTGGGGATTCAGCGTCCAAGCCCGCCAGATCGCAGGCCATCTGTAGGGGTGAGGGCTCAGGCTCCTCCTGCCACCAGGCCGGCCAGAGCCAGCCGGATGCAGGTGAGTTATGCATGTTCTGCATAGTTAGTACTGGGCCCCCTGTCCCTTGAACTCTTTGAGGCACTCCATGAAGATCCCTGCAGCCTGTTTGCGGGTGATCAAACCCTCAGCAACAGAATCAACCAGCTTCGGGGCCAGGGCCAGGCAAATAGCAGGCATGGACTGGCGTGGTGGCTCTGGAACAGAGCGCGGGGGCGTGGTGCTGAGCGTGAAAGCGGTGATTAGTGCAAGCATGGTGCGGTTGAGGCTTGTTAGATCGGGCGCCCATCGCTAGGCAAAAGAAAAGG